TCATCTCACGCGCCTTCGGCTTGTGCTAGCGCGGCGCAAGCGCCTTGCTTTCGGTTTGATGTCGGACTCATGTGTGTGTCTCCGTGTTTGCTGTGTTTTTTGTTTTGTATGTTTACCTTATGTCATGTGATTGAACATATGTGTGTGAATGCTCCACCCTCTGGATTGCCCATCCCAGATCCCATTGCATTCATCAGTCTGTTTACTGATCGCCCAATCGCATTGCCCAAATCATTTCGTCTTGCATGATTTGAGGCGCGACCGTCTACCCCTGTTACCAGGTGTCATCCATCCGCCCTGCGACAGGCTTAGGTCTATGCAACTAGCCGATTGTTTACTGTCTTGGGTTACTCAACGTGTAGAGAATGTACTCCATGTCTGACGGCTTCCATACCGCTGCATGACATCCAGCCAACTCGCACGCATTTAACCAAATCTTTTGCCCAGGCGTTACCTTGCCCTTTTCGGCTTTTAGTTCTATCACCAATGGGCGACCTGCTTGAAACGGGTGCACCATGAACAGATCAGGGAACCCCACATCGCCCTGCACGTTCGTCATCCAACGCCCTCGAGTGTTTTGTGCCGGCAGATCGTGATGCACAAGCCAGCCGTAACGTTTGGCGATGCTAATGACCATGTCCTTAAACTCGGCTTCGCTCATCTTTAGATCAGGCTTCAATGCCTAGACCTTTATGCCAGATTGTTTCGGTCAGACCAATAATTGCCCATCCCACGTATTGCAGCGCTTCGTCTTTGCGTGTGAATTGTTGCGCGCTTATCTTTGCATGCACCTCACATAACGCGTCAACGCTTTTAATCATCTCATCCAATGTCATCGCAATGCTCCAATCACTTTGCTTGCCTCATGGCTCTTTAACAACTCCAGCACAGCCTCATCGCTGTTCAGTTCGCGCTGTATCAACTCCAATAACCCAAGATCATCTAACCCTGCATCTTTGGCAAGTTTTTTGATGTAGCCGATCTGTTTAGGCGTGGCAAAGGCACCAGAGGGTATGTGCTCTTGCGGTTGCGGTGATGTAGTGAGGCGCTCGACCTTTTGCATCTCATTGCGTGACGGCCTAGGGCCACTAGCAGGAGCCTGTAACGGGCAGTTGGCAATAGCGCGACCGATCGCGCTGGTCTCACAATTCTCAACAAACGATGTGGCATTGACGCCACGGTCTGATTTGATTTCTTCTGCGTAGCCTGTTGCGACTGGCACCTTGTCATCTTTGTCGGCGTACAGTTCGCAGTAGAACACGCACGCATCGCCTGTGTAATTCATCATGCAGGTGTACACGCGCCCGTTCGGATATGCAGCCCACCATCGGACTAGGCGTTGCTCAACTGTTTCGTAGTTGCTTAGATCAAAGCCCATTATCCATTGTCCTGTATCTGCTGAATGAGTATTTCTGTAACCATTTCCCAGCCCAAATCGGTCAATTCGTACCCTTCCAGTTCTTCCATGACTATGCGCTTGAATTCTTCTTCGGTCATCAGATGCCTGCCCAGACGCTTAGACGTTGTGCATGGTCATGCGCGCCACCGCGCTGGGCGTACGCCATTTCGCCTGTATTGCGAATGATGCCCTTGCGTGATGCAGCGTTAAGCCGTCCAGCCAGCCCTTTGGTGACAGGGAACTGGTCGCCTAAGTGTTTCCACACATCGTCAGCGGTAAAGAATCCTTTAGCGCGCGCAACGTGCCTTATGGCAGCGTCCACCTCGTTTTGTTGTGGTCGTGTCCAGCGCGCATCAGCAGACGATTGTGATGCCAACATGCCCTCGATAAATGGGGCGTTTTTTTGTGCCGGCACACGGCCATCACAGACGAAGTGTGTTTTGCCTGTGATCTCTGGGTAAACGATTGTGCCTTTGCAAATTGTGCAGGTTGCCATTGTCGGAATGTCCTTTGTCGGTTAGGAATGTGCTTGTAGTGCTTTGATTGCTAAGTCGAGTGTAGTCACATCGTAAAGCGGCATCGGTTCATTGAGTGACAGTTGGTTTTTCATGGTTTGTAAACGCCTGATGATGCTGGCGTGTGGGTTTGTGCTTGTGTCAGCAATCTGGTCAATGAGTCCGAAGATTGCCATTGTGTGGTTTTTGTTCATTGCTTGCTCCAATACCATTTTTCGGGTTTCTTCGGTTAGTTCGCCTTGGTTCCACGCGCATCCTTCACTCATTTTGTTGCACTCCATGGCCCCCAGCCGTAGCCGTAACGGTCAACGCCGTAATTGTAGATTTCTAACGCTGCGCGCAAATTAACATTTGCCTGTAACAAGTTTTCTTTGCTTGTGATGAGACCGCGCTCTATTAGCCAGGGTGTCCAGAATCCGTTGATCTGCATTAGGCCACGTGAGCCACCGCTTGGGTCTTTTTTGTTGACCACGTTTGGTATGCAACGCGACTCACGGAACATCACGGATTCGAGCACGGTGCGCTGATCGGCAGGCCAGCCAAGGTTGACGGCAAGCGCGCTGAACTGATCGCAAGCCGATGCGTACGGGTCAATGAAGATCGTTGACGATGTGCTGGACGTGGTGGTGCTTGGCTCTATCAGATAGGGCGCTAGGGCGATGGTGTCAGGAGTGGCGCCAGACGCGTCAGGAGCCCCCACAGCGACCGTAAAGCCAAAGACCGTACAAAGCACTAGCCCTATGATTTTCTCTGCAAAATAGTTCATCGTTTCTCCAAAGGTATGGGCTCACCCCAAGTTGAGGTAGCCGATCTGAATGCGATTTGTCCCAGTAGGAACTTGCCCGACTCTGGGCTGGTAAAGATCTGTACCAAGATTTCTTGGCCGTTGTCCATCACTCCTGTATAGACGCTGTAATCAACGATCTGTGGGTCAGTCATTGCCTGTCCTTTTGTCGGTACTCCGACCCTAGAACATAGATCAAGCCTTAGGTGGGATTTCCCCAAACACCTTTAAGAATGCGGCTTTTACGAAGATCACCGAGTCCGCGGCCTGTGGTGTGATCTCAATGTGGAACCAGTCGCCACCTGGTGCACCGCCAATAGTTGGCTTGGTGTACTTGCGCCATGCTTGACGATCGCAACGCCATGCGCGCCCATGCGGAGTCGGGAAATAGTCCATAACAATTTCAATGCCTAACACGTTCGCGTTCGCAACCAGTTTTTCAATAAATGGCAAAGCGTTTTTACGGTTCGCTTTCGGTCTTTGCGCGCTCCCTCGATACGACATGTCCACCGCGCGTCCAGTTGCATGCACCGACAAAGACCCTGGCTTTCCGCGCATGTCTCTACGACCGTAAGCACCGTTGTTCCAAAGCGCCCCATCTGAATGATGGATGATCTGCTTTATAAACTCGTTCATGCCGGCACGTGGGCCTGCTGCTGGGCCGTCACTATTGCCAATGTATGGCCGTGCGTTAGGCACGACCGCTTTACGCTTTGCTGACGCCACGACCGAATTTCATGTCTTTAGGGTTAAAGTAACGCAAGGCTGTTGGGCAGACCGCGCCAATTGCAGCTGCTAACAATGCGCCTAGGTCGGTGTTGCCTGTTACTGCTAACGCGACTACCGCGGCGAGCATCGAGCGCCCGTAACTGGCGAGCATGGCTTTGTCTTTATCCTTCAACATCTTTGGCTCCTTCTTTTGGTTTAGATTTTAGACCATTTGAGGCAACTAAACCCGACAATGTGCCAGTCATAAACACGGTCAACGTGGATAACAGGTCTATGAATGCGGCGTCATTCGGTGCTTGTTTGCCGATCGGCTGGGTCACAAACATAAGCGCGTAAACAAACCCAATCACGGTAAGCGCAAACACAAACGCCATAACCATGCCAACTACCACAATTAGTCGAGCGTGTAATTCTTCGGGTTTAAGGCGTGGTCTCATAGATCAGATCTTTTGTGCAGGTGCCAGATGGGTTGCATAGCGGTGGTTGACATTCTGGGTTTTCCCAGTTTGCAAAGTCTTGGCATGGGTAGCGATATGAGCCGTCATAGCCGCAACTAGATACCGCCCACGCAACCACTATGACTAGTAGCGCATAACCGATCAACGGACGCCATCGCATTATTAACTTAAAGGTTCAGGGTTTACTTGACGCTCAATGAATGCTTCGTATTCGGCTGGTGTCATCGGACGAACCACATCATCAACTTGGATATGTACTTCATCGTGTGGGTACATTGCGACTGCTTCTTCGTATGTCATGTTTTGTCCTAACTGTTTGCGTAACCGTAAACGCGAATAGTGCCGCCAGTAAATGTTCCCCCTGTTGCTGTCAGGGTGAAATCGGTGTACGAAGTTGTGTCGTTAAGAAATCCGTTTCCAAATTGCATGAATCCGGTTGTAAGTGCAGAAGCGTGCGAAGTTGTAAAAGTTGTTTCGTCTGCTAAAAATGGGTCAAAAATCTCTGCATTTGCAAACAGTTTGTTTGTGGTTCCCGCGCCCATTTGAAATCCCGAAACATTGCTTCCTCGTGCATAACCGCCAGTATTGGCGCCATAATCGTAGAAAAAACCGCCATAGTAATAACCCGTTACGGTTGCGCCCAAAGTCAAACGAAAAGAATTTTGTGTGCTGGCCACTCCGCCAGTTACAACAATTTTGTAATTGTCGTATGTTGCACTAAACGCATCAGTTACGGTCACGCTTCCAACTGTTGTACCGATAACTTGTGATTTAACAAGCACTAGGCCAGGCGAAACGCCTACGGGCTGCCAAACCGCGCCGTCGTAATACTGCGTTACATTGCCAGTCTCAAGATAGGCAAACTGACCCTCGGCTAGTACCTTTTCGCCCGACCCACCAAAAGCCGCATCGCGCTCAACAGTTGACTCAAAAACGGGAATACCCGTGTTTACTTCGGTCATTTGCGCGGCGGTTAATACCTGGCCTGCGGTAAAATCTGGTACAGAGGTTTGTGCGTTGGCTCCCATAAGTGCTCCTATCCTAAGACATTTTCGGCGTCAAGTACGCCATAGATCAAATCATCCAAAATTAACTCGTAAACGATCGTTGTAGGCGCGGTGCTGTAAAGGACGCTGTGGCCTGTGCTGAAATCCAGCCGATGCTCGATGCCCTCAACTGACAGCTCTTGCGCCAACTGGGTTGTGCCAGTACCGCTCGCAAACGTCTTTTCCACGCTGATTGTGTCGCCAATGTCCACGGTTGCCAGGGTGTCTTTTTGGGCTGTGGTCAGCATCAGATATTTGGTTGCCACGGACGTGTAACGCGGTTCGGGCTCTGGGTTAAGCAGGTACTCGGCGGCGTCTTGGATTTGTCCAGCGTTATGCAACAGGCTGTCGGTAATGCTGAGGGTCTGAATGAAATATGTCGCAATGGATGCAGGGTCGGTCGCGGTATGGCTTGACCCACTAAGACCTGAAACGACCGCACGGTTTACCACCGAGTCCGCTTCAAACGAGATGCCCACGCCGTCAAACTTGTATCCTGTGCCGTCATCCTTAAACGCTGCGACAGGCGCGCTCAACGTGTTACCAATGCGCTCCTGAAATGTGAGCACCCCAGCGCGTGACATAAACAAACGGCCAAACTCGGCGGTCTCATTTATCTGCGTTAGGTATTGCAACACGTTTGTTCCCTCGGGAACCGTGTACGCGCCAACGCTTCCAAGATCAACCGTTCCAGTAGCGATGTCTCGAGCGCCGGCAGGGAAATCAACCTCTGGCAGGTCTAAGACGGTTTCGATGCGTTCGCCTGATGTCTCTGGGTCAACGTTAAACGTGTCTAGGAATGTTTGTGCGAGTAGGTAGAACTGGTCAGCGCAGTACACGGTCACGGTGTCCAGACCGCCAAGCGCGAAGTTGTAGTCGTAGTTGACGACATAACCGCTGAACAATGATTCGGGCACATTGGTTGAGCTGTAACGGATTAGTCGGACTTCGCGCAATGGTGCAAGCCCTGGCTTTGCTTGTGGGGTGTCGTAGTACGGGCTGTTTTGGTCAAACGGGTTGAAGATGCCGTCCACGTCTTGGATGGTGAATGTCATTGTGCCTGCGCTGAACTGATCGCCTACGTCACGGCGACCGCGCCGCACGTTGATGTTGACAGTCGAGTCCATCACATTGGCGAATTCGGTTGTACCGTCCAGCACGTATTCGGTGTTATCCAGTACGCCCCTGACTGTGTCGTCTAGGACGAACGCGTCAACCTGAAACCCTGTGGCGATCTGTAAGTCATAGTTGCCAGAGTTGACGACTGCTACGCCTGGCATTAGGCCACCTGTAACTGCAACGGCCCAGCGGAACGCGAGTATGCGCGCAAGGCGTTAACAACCGATTCACCGATCTCTGCGCTGGTAGCAAGTCCGCCTGTGACGTTGATAGTGATACCGCCACCAGATTGCATGCGGTCTAACGGCACGACTGCTTCTGGGCCAGCCTCACCAATTAAGGCAAGAGTAGGACTTGACACGATGCCACCTTCGGCCAAGCGCGGAAGATTCATACGCCCAGCAACTTGTGTCGGTGTTCCGCCAATTTGTGGCACAGGCAAGTTGGGCACTTTAGGCAAATCAGGCAACAACGGAATTGAGTTGTACGCGCTAACAATTGCGTTGACCGCGCCGATCGCAGCGTTAACCATGCCAGCAAAAAATCCAATCACGGTGTTGACAATTGCTTTAATGCCGTCACGGAACCATTCAAACTTGTTGTACGCGGTCACAAGCGCCACGACCAGCAATGCGATGCCGGCAGCGATCAGGGCGAACGGGTTAAGCGCCATGGCGATGTTGGTGACAACGATTGCGGCGGCTACTGCTCCGATAGCGCCAGCGATTGCTAGGAATGCCTGTGGGTTGTCTTGTGCCCACATTGCAAACTTATTCAAGATCGGTAGCACGGCCTCGACTACTGGCAAGAGCGCCGCGCCGATTGACTCTTTAGTTTCGCCAATGGAATTAGACAGAATCTTCATTTTGCCTGCTGCGGTTTCCGCGCTTGCAGCGGTAGCACCGCCAAAGGTTCCGCCAAGCACGTCCATGATTTCGTTAAGGCTGGCGCCTTCTTTAATCATCGTTGCCATCTCTGGACTCAATGATCGCAACGCCTTGAAGTTGCCTTGGTATGCCTTGGCAAGCGCGTCTGCAACGGTGGCGCTACTTGTGCCTGTGGCTGTGCTGATGTCCATGACAAGGTTCATGTCGCGCATGGCCATGTCCACATCTTTTGTACCGCGCACAAGTGCTTCTAATGCCAGGCGATACTCGGTGTCAGCCACGCCAGATGCTCGAGACATTGCGCTGATCTGATTTTCAACTTGTGCAGTCTGGGCTTTGCTTGCGCCCGTCACATTGTTAAGCGTTAACGCAAGCGCCGCTTGTTCCTGCTGATCTTCCATCGCAGCCTTAGTTGCATCACCAAGCGCTAAAGCCAAACCACCGAGCGCGGCAGCTGCCGGCACGGCAGCCTTCTTGATCGCAAATTGGGCTTTTTCCGATGTCGTTTCCAGTTGCTTGAACTGGGCAATAGCCTTCTTAATCCCTTTGCCGTCAAACTCTGAAATGATTGGGATATTTACGGCCATTATTCAATCTCTCTATTTGCTTCGTC